GAATTGGTCGTCACGACATTGGTGACGGTGTAAAAACCGATGAGGTTATTCGTCAGGATATTATTGGTTTCCGATGCGCCAATCTGATAATCCGTGGACAGCGAACTCAAGGTGATTACCGTGTCCGCAACCGTCACGGTGCGCGGATACAGCGTGCGGGCGATGGCGACAGATAGGTTTGTTGCCAGCCCTGCCACCGTAGCGTTGGTTGGAACATCTGTTCGGAATATGGCCGGTGTGGCGAATGTGAAAGTGTTCGTTCGGTTGTTGAGAATAATGGCCAACGTCTGCCCATTGGTTGCGTTGGCAATGTTGGTGATTCCGATGATCAGATTGGTCGCCAGACCTGAAAGATTGGTGAGCGTCAGAACTGGATTATTGGTCCAAGTGTAGAGATTGGTAACGCCGGCGACAATGACGCTGATGGACTGGCCATTCGTGGCATTGTCGGAGTTTGTTACGCCGATAAGTGCCGTGGTGGTATTCGCGCCCGATCCGCTGAAGGCCACCTGCAATGCCAGACCACTCGTGTTGCGTGTGTCCACGACAAACGAATTGGTGGTGCCGACCGGCAAGCCGCCCACAAACGGCGTCTGGCGGTATTCAAGCTGGGCCGAGGCGGAAAACGCCATGGCCATGACAGCGGCGAAAAGGAAGATGATTTTTTTCATAACTGGATCAGGTTTCAGGGACGATTTTGATGGTCAGGGTTTTTTCATCGCGGGAATTGCTGGAAACGATGAAGCGTTTCTTGAAGTCGCCGACGAAATAGCCGGTGTCGCCGTCCGCAAGCGCAAAATCTTTCGGAAGTCCGGCCACCGGAATTTCCAGCGTGTCACAGGAATGAATCGCCGCATGATTGTAACCGCCGACGCAAACGGTGGTTTTCTGAACCTCAACCGATTTTTCAACTGGCGCGGCCACTGGTTCGGCAGCGGCAGATGCCGGTTCTTTGGATTCGATGACTACGGGTTCAATAACTTTTTTGTAATTTGCCATAAAAATGAATTTTCAAACAAAACCGCCGCGCCGACTCCATTGCCAGCGCGGCGGGAAACATGACTCAACTGCGAACCAGACTTAACCCAAAAGCGTGGCGATGTATTTGGTGTTCCAAGCCTTCGCCTGATAATACGTCACCATTTCGTAGGTGTTCATCAGGTAGCCCTTGTAAACCGCGATTTCATAGACCAAGCCACGGTCGTCTTGCACCGTCATGCGCTCGATGGCGATGTCACCGCCGGGCGGTAGCGCCGGGGGACGCATCACCAGTTCAATCGCACTGCGATGGAACGCGGTGTTGGCCGTGTAAATCGCGTTCACCGTCACCGTGTCGCCAGTGGTTTGGGCAGCCATCAGGCCGGGTTCGGCAATAACCAGCGTGACGCTCGAAAGCGCGGTGGCCACAACGTATTTGTAATTGCCGATGGTCACAACGTCGCCGGCCACAATCGTTCCAGACCCGTCCTTGACGGTAAGCGTAGTCGCGCCTTTGACGTGCGATCCATTCAGGACATAGTTCGTGCCCGTCCCGATGGCCGCAACCGTGACGGATTGGGCCGTTTCGCGGATGCTGAAACCTTCGAGGTTCAGTAATTCACCGCGCCGGAGCAGGATGTCGTTCCCCGCCTCGTTGGCCTTGTAAAGATTCGGCACCTGGCGGAGTTTGGTGCCCGCCGTGGTGTTGAGTGCCAACGTCAAATTGCCATCCATCGGAGAGCCGTTATCCAATAGGATTTGGCGAACATCGGAGATGTTGTTAATAGTGGTAGCAAACGGAGCGGTGCCAGCCGTTCCAGTGGCGCGGGAAGCCCCAAGCTGGGCAATGCTCGCGCAATGCGCCTCAATCGCGTTGCGGATACCGCGCATGGACTGCGCGAACATATCCTGCATCACACGGTCATAACCAGACGTGTTCTGCAATTTGAGCCAGTCCTCACCATTGATCGGAATGGCAACGCGGGCGGTCTGTCCAATGGTCATCGTCTTGGCGGCGATGGTGTAGGCGTCCGGCGCAGGCACAGTCATGGCCGGAGTGGCGCTAGAATTAACCGTTGCGGCGGGCGTCACGAACGATTGCACTGTGCCGTTGATGGATACGCCATCTTTGGCGGTGTTAATCGTGCAGCCCTGCAAATAGCCGGTCGGCTCGTTGGCCACGACATCGCGGGCTTTGAAAATGATTTCGGTGAGGGCCGATAGTGTAAGTGCGTTTGCCATAAAATTTGATTTTTAAGTGTTGTTTGCGAAATGGTTTAGTCGGTGAACTCGTGCGGCGTGGAGATGAACGCCGTCTGCGCCTTCGCGTCGAGCGCGTGGAACTCGGCCCGGCTCAACTTCGCCTTGCTGCCGGTCGTGCCGGCCGGGGGCTGCGCGGGGGTAGCATCAGCGCGAACTCCGGCACGCTGCAATGCGGCGGTAACAGCACCGCCGATGGCGGTCAGCTTCTCGGCAATTGGGATACGTTCAGCGGCAGAAAGTTTTTCAGCTTCGGTGGCCTTCGAGGAAAGGACATTGCCTTTTTCGTCTCGCAAATCGGAAACAGCGTTCCACGCCAGAGCCTTCTTCGAGATTTCGGAATTGATGGCGAGAGATTCGGCGGTTACGCGACCAGCCTCGGAGTTCGCGGCCTTGCGAAGCGTGATAACTTCGGCGTTTTCAGCCGTCAATCTGGCGACACTGGCGGTCAGTGTGACAACCTGCTCATTGAGCGCCACATTCTCGCGGGCAACAGTCGCCGCATTGGTTTCGGCGGTTACGGCGCGGGCTTCGGCGGCTTTGGCTTGATCCGCCAGAATCGTATTGTTGCGGGTCATCTCGCTGATTTCCTTGTCGCCAGCGCCTTCCTTGAAGGTTGCCGCAAGATTGGAAATTTTCAGCGCCAGCGGAACTTCATCGGAAGTCGCCGGAACCTGTTTCCCATTCACCTCAATCGTGGTGATTTTTGCGCTGGTGAGAAGCGGATTGATCGCGGCATCGGCGGACTTGATTTCCGCGTCCGCCTCGCTGATTCCGAAAAATTTGAATTTTGCCATAAAAATATATTTGGTTGCGTTTCCGCTCGTCACAGTTTTGTTAAAGTCAACTGGCGAATAAAAAAAGGCGTCCGAAAAGGACGCCTTTAGTATTTTAACTGGATGGCTTCAAACCATGTTTTCAAGAATTTCATCCATGCTTTCAACAACGCCGTCTGTGAATCCAATTTCAGCAGCTTCCTGCCCATCGAACACCAACCCGTTACCAAATTTGTCATCGTTCACCACGCGATAAGTTTCCATCGCCTCTTTGAACTGGCCGTAAATTTTGTCCACCCCCAACTGCAAAATCTCGCGCTCGTCGTCCTCCAGCGGCTTGAAGGATGCGCCAAGTAGCTTGTATTTTCCTGCGAAGATTGCGTTGACCTTAACGCCCTGTTCCTCCATTGCCTTTGTGAGATCGAGCGTCATGCAATAGACGCCACATGATCCGACGCGCGAACTTTGCGTGGCATAAAACCGCTGACATTGGGCGGCAAGCCACAGTCCGCCGCTGCAACACTCCGAATTGGTGAATGCAATTGTTTCCTTGCGCGAATACTGAATTTTTCGGCCGGCTTCAGGGATTCCAGTCACCGTTCCGCCTGGGGTTCGGAAATCGTAAATTACACGCTGGATACGCGAATCGTTTTCCGCTGCGTCAATCGCCGCGCTCAAATCTTCCATCGCACACCCACATTCTGACATGGCAATGTCCGAAGGATGTGCTACCAAGACACCATGAACCGGAATGATGGCAGTAGAGCCTTCCATCTGTGTATCATCATCGTCGTCCACTGGGTTTGGCTTTGGTTGGTCATCAGGCATATCCACCCGCATTGAACCCATGCGCGATTCAACCAATTGGGCAAGCGCAGCCCATCGTTGCGGCGTGATAAGCAGCGGTTCAAACAGCTTAGAAATTATGTGCGAGTAAGATTTCATGGATTATTTTTTGGACGGAGGTTCCGGTGGTTGCGGCGGCGAACCTTTCAAGGTTGGAAGCTGCGGCGGTTCGTCGGTTGGCGCGGACAAATCAATCTGCTGGTTGGCGTTGCCGAGATTGTCCAACATCTGCAAAACCTCTTTTGGATTCCAGATTGGCTCTCCCTTGTCGTCGAGTTGTTTTTTTGAAATTTCAACGGCGGATTTCATCAACCGCGCCCGCCGCTCAAAGATTTGCTCCTCGATGTTTTCCACGTTCAAACCAAATTTTCCGCAGATCACTTCCGGGCTGGTTAAACCGCGCGCCATCATGGCCAGTTCACCCTTCAAATCGTTGCCTTCATCCACGGAAATTTCCTGTGGCGTCGAAAGTGCGATGTTGTAGGCGTCAAATAAATTGTCGTTCTTCGGGATTTCCTTGTTGGTCATCGCGTGCGCGATTTTTCGCTGCATCCACGCCTTGCCGAACTTGGCCAGCGTCTTATGCCGTTTCCAGACGATTTGACGCGCCTGCACGATGTCAATTCGCGCCGCAGCACGCCCCTGCTTGTCGCTGTAAATAAAACCCCTCGGCCATAAATCCGCAAAGAAACCTGTCTCAATAAGCTCAATAAATTCCCGTTCGTTCATCGAAGGCCGCTCAAATGGGACGCTGGCGATTTCCTCGTCATTATTCGTCGCCAATTCGACAATGCCAGCCTGCATCAACTGGTGCGCCACAATGCGAGTTGAAGTTGTCCCGTCCGCCGCCGTGGTGGTAACGGGCTTGTAACTCACGCCGCCGGTTGGCCGGCCATCTTTGCTCTTGCGCGTCACCGCCCACGCCGCGCTTTGTTTCATGGCCTGCCCCATGTAATAAATCCAGTCGTCCACCGTCCCGACCGATTCCACGATACCGGATAGCCCAGGATAACCCATGATTTGATCGGTGAACTTCGGCTCGAAAATCAGATTCATTTTCCCGACCGGCAGATCGGCGCAGGCCGGCTTGCCGTCCACATCAAAGCCAATGACGCGATAACCGAGCGTCATCATCTGGCTGTTCACGATGATGCCATCAATGATGAAATTTCCAGCGAACGGGCCTTCCGTAATTCGGAAATAATTAGCACCGTAAGTCCCGGTCAAGCCGAGTCCCCAATAGGTCAGATACGTCGCCGCATTGCCGAGTTCAAAAATCTTGCCAACGCGAGATTCGGGCGACATCCCATTGCCGATGCTGGTGGCGGAAATCAGCTTGATTTTCCCGGTGCCTTTACCATTTTCGTCCGTATCGAACATCCAGCCAACCTGTCCATGAGTTTCCAATGCGATTGAAACTTCCGCCAGCGTCGTGTGAAAGTCATGGTTCTGGCCTTGCAGGTTGCAGTCGTTGTAATAGGTTTCATTCAGGTAAAGTTCGGTGGCTTTGCCCCAAACTTTGTCCGCACTGCGATGCTCCACAAAGCAGCCGTCCGAACAGGCAAAATCCGTCTTGAAATGGATTGCGCCGCGCACGTTTGGAATCTTTGCGTAGATGCCCCATGCCCAGTTGATGAGATCGCGGCGCTGCCACGGCGTCACATTCTCAAACGAGCGCATCCGCAGAAACGGTTTTTGCCGCCCTTCCGTCACCGTAGGCGTGGAGTAAAGCCCTTGGTAAAAGTAATTGCCGCGCCGGTCGAATGTGGTTGAATCAGCCATGATTGGGTTCAGGTTCCGGGCTGGGTAATTTTCAAATTTGCTTCCAGCACCGGCTTTAACTGCCGCAACGCCAGCAAAGCGCAGTCAAAATGCACTTCCAACAGTTCCGATGACTTGTAATCCTTCGGCACGCCGCCCGGCAACTGCCGTAGTTCCGCCAACGTCTGCAATTCAAATGACCGCGCCACGTTGTATGTCTCAACAACGCTTACAAGCTCTTTTATGGTAGGAACTTGGATTTTATTTTTGGGCGCGCTCATGGTTCCATCCACGGGTTGAACTTGGAAGTGTAAATCGGAATCGTCTGGCCGGGGCGTTGGTTCATAGCACACGCCATTTGCACAGGATCGTTTGGATTAAAGCTGGGATCGCTGGCAATTGAATCCTCAAGTTCTCGCAACACTTGATTTATGTTCGTCTGGTTGATGTTGTATTCCGTATAAACGCCATGCGCCGTCTGCACGCGGGTTTTTTGCCCGGTCAATCGCGCCTCTTGCAGGCCCGTAAGCCATGCGAGTTTTTTTTCCATGTCCCAGCCGATAAAATTGTCAAGTCCTGCCATATCATTAAAGCTATGCCCCTTGGTTGTTGTCCTTGCAGATGAATTTCTGGATCAAATCGCCTACGCTGGTCATTACAGTTCCGATTTTAAGAGCAAATACCGTATTGTTGTCGGGGTCTGGCTGAAGAAAGCAGTCGTTACCCTTGGTTGGCCTTGGTTGCGATGCGTCTCCAAAAACATCACCCCTTACAGTGATTATGACATCGGTGTCTGGCGAAAGTCCTCCCATAATCAACGCCGGATTACGGGTGATGTCTCCATGCGTGCATGGAAATGCCATGTTTTTCCAAATGAAGACTGCTCCGAACAAATCCTCATGGGTTTTTTGTCCGCCTTGAAATATGGCTCGGTCGAGTGCGTTCAATCACCAATGCCCACAAGTCAAAATCATTCCGATTCTGGAGCACTCATTTCCGCCGGCGCGACCGCGCCAAGCAATCCCTGCCGTTTCATTAAATAGAGTATCCCGCAGCAACAATCGCTGTAATGGGGGTCGTCGTGAGCCTCGATGATTTCCATCTGTTTTGATTTAGGATTCATCGTCCGCACATTGGCCGAAATCTGGCTTTCCCATGACCGCTGATGCTGCGTGCTGTCCACCTCCATTTCGCGCGTCTTGTCCGAAAGTAGAAACTTTGTCGGGTCTTTCGGGTCGGAAGCGGATAAAGGCAATGCCGTCAACGTCGCCTTGCCGGGCACCTTCAACGCCGTGTTCTGCAAAATCGTCAGCAGTTGGTCTTTGAACCGATGATTTGACCAGCGAATGATGTTCACTTCCACACCAATGGTTTTCCCGGCGAAATCCACTGGCACAACTTCCTTTTCTGGCTTTGAGAAGTCCCTGGTAATATCATCATCATGTCTAAAGCTGCGGCGGTTGTCACCAATCAACCCTGTCCATGTTATGTAAAAACGTCCAGTCTTTCGCCCGCCATCATCGTAGCCATCCATAATTTCTGCGTTGGCGGCAGCATTGTTTATGACCTCGTTGCGAAAATATGCAGTGTCAATAACTATGTTGTAAGGCGAAATTTGCAATTCCTTTGCCTTCAAAATCCATTCCATCCAAGAAGTGCAATAGCCGCGCCAAAGCTGCTGTTGGTTGCCATGATTATCCCATGCGTGCGCCACCACCCAGAAATGTCCCGTCATGCCGCCCTTGCCGGATTCGGGATTCTGTGCGGAAACTTTTTTATCCTTCTGACAGTCCACAGCCATACCTCGTCCGGCCTCGTTCGGAATGGCAATCGTCGGGTCAACCGTGTTGAATGATGGTGAGAATTTTACACGATTTGCGCTTTCTTCGTCCCAATCTTCTCCCTCCCATTTAGTGCGGAACTCCTGTAATTGCATCGTGTCACCCTCATTGAACGCCGCCATTGCGTGCTTGAAAGTCAGCATCACCGACCCCCAGCTTGGTCGCGGGTTGATCCAGCGCGGAAGCGAGTATCCAAGGAATCCCGGCAATGCCGTTGGGCGTGTGGCGATCCAGTTATCGTCTAGCCCGGCCTCGCGGTCAAGGTAGAGTCGGGTCGGCCCATACGTCACCTTGTCGCCAGCGTGATAAATGTTGTCGTCGCGCCATATCCCGCCACAGTGCGGACACTCATAGACCGTGGACTTGATGATTTCACGCTCGTTAAAACTGCCGTCATCGCACTTTAATTCGCCTTCGACTTTGAAACCGCAATGCTTGCGCTGTTCAGAAATTAGGATTGGCCGGTGATGTGCAACCCAAGCCTCGCGGTCAAGCGATGGAATGGAAGCCGGCGCGATAATTTTTGTTTCTTCATTCCGCACATGATGGAACGTGAACCGCACGCGCGTCTGGCATTCCGGGCAACGCACCCAGAGCTTTTGTTCGTTTGTCTTGCCCATGAAATCCGCGAAGCCGCCGCCAAGGTTTCCCATCGGCGCGTCGCCCTGCGATTCCACGCACCACAGATAGCTTGACTCATATTTGGTGAACCGAACTTCAATCTTGCGGACATAACTCGCTTCCACCAATGCCGCGTCATGCAGAAATCCATATTTTGCAGGGAACGATTGCACCCATTGCTCGTTCAATGGCCGCGCCCGGAAAACCATACCGGGCAATAAAATGTTGGTGGTGCAAACATCCCAGCGCGTCTCTGGCGTGGCCGCTATCCGTTTGAATATCGGTCCTAAAATCGGATCGCTCCGCAAAATCGGCATATAGCGATTTTTCATGTGGTCATCCGACTTCGCCTCATTCATGTCCCACATGAGCGTGTCCGCCGGATAATACTTCATCATGAACTTGGCGATGAGTTCAAGAATCGTCGTCTTGCCAAGCTGGTTTGCCGCCCGAACGCCGATGCGCCGCGTCGTCCGCTTGAACGCATCCCGCAGAATCTTCCGGTGAAAATGGCAGGCAAGAAACTCCTTCGTGTTCGGATTCTCCGTGTCGTCCTCGTAAATTTGCCCGCGAAACACGGATTCAGAAACGGCGGCAATGGCCGCTTCAATCATCGCCCCACAATGCCTCTGTCCAAATTCAGTTGGTTGGCTCATTTTCAGGTTCAAGTATTCCGCGCGCGCAAAGTTCATAGTGCCTCTGGAAATCAGACACTAATTCAATACCATCGCGCCGCAGCTTTTCAAGAAACGCCGCCCTTGTGGATTCGTCGGCAATGAAGTTTTCCAACCCGCAACTTACTTTTGGAATAAGCTGGTTTTCCAAAACTTCGCGCGCCGCGTTGCGAGCCGCGATTCCCAATCCGGCACCATCCTTGGCGGCAACGTCCGTTAGCGTGTATTTTTCATTATTTTCCTTTTCAATGCGGTCAGCTTTGGCTTCGCGGATGCGAGCGTCAGCATCCTCGATCCGCTGGCGCGGATTTCTGTTTTCGGAAGCGCCACGATAGCCGCCCGCTTTTTTTTCCAGCAGCATCCATTTGTCGAACCATTCAATCCACGCTTTCAGACTATATTTTCCACGCTTCTTACCGCTTATTGTTCCTGGTGGTTCGTGTTGCCCGGCATCCAACCGGTTTAATTTACACCAATCACTAACCACCCCTTTATCAATATCAATGCCTAACTGATTTGATCCATCAGGATTAGTGTAGTGCAGCCTCATCCGTTCCGCTAAAGCCTGCTGTGTATCACAAATAATGTCGCTTGGTTTAGCTACCGCAGACGCTTCTACTCCGATTTTAATTATGCCCCAATCATAGAGCTTTTGTTCCTGCCACTTTTGGGTTTCGCCGCCGAGATACTTTGAATACAACACGCGGGCGTTGCTGCGCTCTGCCGGCGATAGTTTGGCAAACACGGCCTCAACTTCATCTGGCGTCAAATCGCACGGCGTTGTTGGTTCATCATTCATCGGTTGGTTAGGTTCGTGAATCTCGCAATGTAGTCCTGTTGCTCGCAGTTCAAATGTTTGGCAGATGGACAATGCCACGCGACCGCGAATTGTTGCGGCGTGAGTTCGCCAGCATCCTTGCCTGTGCGTTGGCGGATGATTGCCAGCGTTACCGTGGCGGCGATGGCGGGGTTTGTGGCCGCGCTGAATGGTTGTGGCGTGGCGTTACGCCAGACGGCTTTCAGGCACTGATACCGCCCAATCTCGCCTCGCCGACCATGCGCCATGTCGTTGCCGCCCGATTCAATCTCGCCCAGCGCCCAAAGGTAGCGCGCCGAATTGGGGTAAGCCGCTCGCGCACCATACGGAGCCGTCGCGGACGGGGCATGAAGCCCCTTGTCCCCCAATCCAGCAAAAGCGTTCGCGGAGATTAGAACGGCGGCAAGGATGGCAACGGTTTTCATCAGATAGATTTTTTGGATTCTGATTTTAGATTGTCATCCCATTTCCCAAAGGTGACTTTTTTGCCGTAAAGAAAAGTATGCCTTAAGGCTGTCAGATTTCCATCTTTGTCGCGCTGATATTCTCGATTAAGGATTATGTCTTGTCTTTTTTTTATCCGCTTTTTGTAGGCACGCCACCACTTCCGGTTTTCCCGATATTCCACATCTGTCGGAGATTTACTGAAATACAGGTGCCACCAGTGAATCATAAACGCGGCGAACGCCCCAGCAAGCGCACCAACAATTATTCCTTCAGTCAGTCCCCAAAGTATATCAAACGTGGTTTTCATAGGTGTATTCCGCCGGGAGCGTTGTTTTGAAGATAATTCTCTTTCGCGATTTCGGTTTGTTCGGCGAGCTGTAATCCAGCGATAGCTTTTGCCTGTGCTTTTTTGGCCGACTTGTATTGTTCGTTGATTTTTGCAACCAGTCTGCCGGATTCAAAAACATCTTCCTGCAATTCCTCAAGCGTTTTCATAAAATTATGCGGCGTGGACTTTTTCAGCACCTACGCCGGTAAGCGGAGTTACACCGCGCGCAATAGACATATTCGTCACATTACACCAAATTCAGAGAATGATTTCTTCTGCCGCTTCGGCGATCTTAACCAATCACCAATGTAGCCCGCGCCGGGCGTCCATCCGCGCTGGCGCAACTTGCGTAACTTCGCCTTTTCCGAACCAGACGCCTTGCTGAATCGTGTGTGATTTTTCATGCTATTTCACCCCAACCTTGTAGAACCTTCAACGCATCGCCGTAGGTTTTAATGCCTTCAACAATATCGTCTGACAGATCGGACTCGATGACTTCCTCAACCTCCATACATAATTCAATCATGTCCAGCGAGTCCGCGCCAAGGTCTTCACAGAACCGCGATGCTGGCTTGATTTCAGCAGACTCAACGCCGAGGTGTTCAACGATGATTTCTTTCAGTTTTTGTTCGGTGATTTTCATGGTTGTTGAATCGGATTCACTAAATGCGGCGGTTGCGGTATGGATTCAAACTTACCGCAAAAGTCGCTATCCAGAGTCACCGGCCAATTCAAATCATATTCTGATTGTATGTTTGGCTTCACTGGTGGATTAAACCGGCAGGTTCCGTTGGTCTGTGTTGTAAATGTTTCAACGCTACCACGAATAATTCCACCACTGTCTTTGATTTCTTGGAATGACGGAAACCGTTTCCAAAATCTGCAATCGGAGCATTTCATAACTCGCCTTTCTCTTTAATCAAACTCCCAGCCAATTCGTGCAGGTCGTGAATCCGCTTGGAGTTGTTGAAGAATGTCACAACATTAAACCGCGCCCATTTTTCCATCGGAAACTCCTCAAGCAGTTCAACTGATTCGGCATCGGCGGTGACTAACGTTTTGAGATATTCCATGACCGGCTCATGCGGATGCTTCGTCTGTTCGCCGTGACTGCCCTTTGGCAGAAGTTCAAACTGCTCCATCAACTTTTCAAAAATCGGCGCAGCCTGCTCGTAAGTCTTAATCGGCTCGTCGTTGTTTTGCCGGATGGAAATGCACTCTTTAGCAAATGCAATCGGAGCGTCGCCAATTGCCAGCGCAAACTGCCCATACTCAGCCAGCGCAAGTTTTTTGTGGCCGGTAAATTCCTGAATGGTATCGCCCATTCGGTAAGCCCGATTCACGGCGGCGATGGTTCGCGTTTTTACCAAAAAAACTTCGCTGCGGAATCCCTGAAACTCTTTTTCAAGAACCTCCTTGGCGGCAATGCGCGCCGCCATATTCATCGCGGTGGATCGGTCAATGTATTCTGGTTTTTCAATGGTGTCTGTCATGGTGTTATTTGGTTAGCTGTTTGTTTCGTGCGTCCGACATTCTCTTCCTGGACTCTTTGCTCCGCTGTTCGTGAAAGTAGGGAAGCTCCGGCAGTTTGCGTTTGAAAAATCTAAAGCATTTATTCACCGCCGCCTTGGTAACTTCTTCGCCGTTCTGAAACGAAAGCAGTTTCACCAAATCTGTTTGTGATCCTGCCCCGGCGGCGGACGGGTAGCCCAACAACAGCAGGCAGCATCGAAATGCCAGATTGCTGTTGCCATTATTTTTGACGTAGGATTGATACAGTATAAAAGCGCGCTCTTCCAATATGTGAATTTTCCAGAATTCGGCCATGATTTTTTCGCGCGCCTCGCCACCAAACGATTCAAGGATTTCGTCCACAAGTTCCGAAGCCTGCTCGCCGTTAAGCCGAAAGCGTTCACTTAATCTATCCAAACAGGCCGCTGAATCGCGCCCATCCGTCACAGGTTCAATCTGTCCGTGGTCGCCAAAGGCAACGTCAGATGCAAATGGCTGAATTGAATAATGATTGTTCCCTTGAGCGTCCTTCATGGTGTTGGTGTCAGGTTATTGGTTGATGGTCTTAAAGCAATAAATCTTTCGGCGTCGGAGTGCGTGACGTTGGCAACATAGCTTTTGGCCGCTATCGTTTCACTATGGCCGAGCAACCGAGCCGATTCAATCGCTCCCATCAATTCACGGGCGTAGCTCGCCGCCGAATGGCGAAGGGCGTTTTGAGGAATTTCCACGCCGGCCAGTTCGCGAATTTTCTTCATCCGCTGGAAAAGATGCTTCCCGCCAAGTTCAACGCCGGGCACCGCCAGCCATGCCGACAAGGTTTCCGTCACCACTACATCGCGCGGCTTTTTCAACTTCGTCTGGCTACCATCAAGCTGGATTTTGCTGCCGACAACATCATCTTTGAGCGTGCGTGCCGACTCGCCCCGGCGCAGCCCGCCAAACAGAATCATGGCGACATGGCCGATCAGGGCGGGGTCATGCTGTTCGCACGCACGCAGAATCTTCTCAATCTCGTCCACGGTCAAGATTTCAGGCCGCTTATAGGGGACGGATGGTGCATCAACCGCCGCCACCGGGTTGCCGGCCACCAGCTTCCGCTTCACCAGCCAGTTAAAGGCCGTGCTTAACGCCGTGTGGCGTCCCTTGCGCGTCTGCGGCGTGTAATCGCCCGCGTAGAGCCAAGTCTCGATGTCGGCGGCCACAACCTCGCCAGCGGGCTTCTGGCACGCTTGGGCGAAGGATTTGAGGGCGCAGGCCAGCGTGGACACCGAGTTTGACCGTTTGCCGGACTGTTTCTTGGACGCCACCACTTGAGCAAAGGCATCGGTTAGCGTTAAAACTGGCATTTCTTGCCGCTTTACCTCTGTGGCGGCTTCCGTAACCAACTTGAAATCGCGGCATCCTTCAAATTCCCTTGAAATGGCGGCAAGCTGGCGGCGGTGTTCAATCATCGCGCGCTTCTTTTCGAGATCTTTAGCAAAGCTGGACGCGGCTTTTTTGCTCGCAAATTTGGCGCGTGATTTCCCTACGATATGACGAAGTTTTTGGGGGACGTGAACATACCAAGGTAAGGCGTAGGTCAGTCGTAGGTCAGACGAGAAACGGTGTGGCGTTATTCTCCTATTCGCCATAACCATTGAATCTGTTGATGTTGGTCACTGTTTCAAGGTAAGGCGTAGGTCAGTCGAAAGTCAAGCATCTTTTCCAACTATCCTCAAAAAGCGAGCGGATATGCCAATGAATTGAGTGGTGTAAATAGTGAAATTAGTTTAGATAACTGATAATAGCGTCGCTAAACTAATGCCATCACGCCCGCATTAAAACCTGCTGGACTTTCTTTCCGGCGAGCGTAGGCGATATTGACCAGCCACCCCAAGGGTCTTTATATGTGCTGAACTGCATCTGCGGCTGACCTTTGATGCGGATTATTACCACGGCATCAGCGGACGGCTTTGGCGGCTTAAACACGTTGTCGTTTTCTTGAATCAATGCGGCAGCTTCTTTGTGCCGATAGTATGCCGCTATGCCTTCCCGTCGGCGGTGCGCTTTGATTTTACAAAACCTTGACTGTGAACGTCTCATAAAATCATTCTGATTTTAACTGCGGCATAAATGCTTTGTTAGGCATCGCGGGCGGTGCGTATTTGAAACACCATGATTATGATCCATGCCGCTCCATATCCAACCGGAAGCATTGGATGGTGGCTATTCGTCATTTGTT